CTTTTATTTAATTTACTCTTAAACTACTGTTTAGTAGAGATTTACACCCTTACCACATCTTACTTCAAAAGCATAGTAGTAAAGTTGTGGGTGATGTCCTGCACGAACAATAGCATAACGTGACTTCAATGAAGTTACAGGAGCACCTTCCATACCTTCTGCCGGATAAGAGAGCTTATCAGCCATCAAGTAAGGCATGAAAACGATACCTGGTTCATTGTCCTTACCCTTACGACCTACTACGATGTGACCATCTGTATAAGGCATATTCGGGTCAACATAGATGCTTACACCTGAAATTGCACCGATTGGGTAGAGAGAACCAGCGGTCTGGTTGATGGTGTTAGAAAGTGGATAAGCTGTGAAACCAGCACAATCCTGGATAGCGGCTGCGATACCTGCTGCACATACAGCGAAGGTACCAGCACCTCTACGACCTCTTTGAGCGATGAGTGTAGAAGCTGCGAGAATCTTCGAGTACAGTCTTCTCTGGATTGTACCGAGAGTTTCAGCACCACCTGCTACGAATACGGTTTCGTATCCTTCTGGTTTATCTTCAGTCTGGTCAACGAAGAAGAATGTGTTAAGGTTGATACCTTCAAATGCAAGAGCTTCCTCGTGGTTCTTCCAACCAAGTTCGAAGATATTGTTCAACAACTCACGGTTGATGTGCTGTGTCAACTCGTTTACGAGTTCTGCTTCAACCTGTGCGAGAGCGTCAATACCGTAAGCCTTGAGGTCCTGAATCTGTTCACGAGTGATAGCACCCTTAACCTGAATGGTCTTGGCTTCTACCTTCTCGGTGAATACGTTCAAAGACATCATATTGCTTGGAGTAGATTCACCAGTTGCTCTGTCATAAGACTGTGCAGACATTGGTTTACCGTTCTTGAATCCAGCACCTGTGAAACCAGGGATGAAATCTTCGAGAGCCTTTACAGTGTCGATGTCAACAACATAGTAAGACTTTGATTCACTTCCATCTTCAAGTGTGAAGATAGGTTCACTACCCATCATAAGAGCTTCAGCGAGAGTCTGTGAAGCACCTTCACCACCATTCCAAAGTTGATTATTTGTTCTCATCTTTTCCTTTACCTGGAAGATAGGACGACCGTCGATACGACCGAGTGCTACGAAAGTGAGTTCATAATTCTCATCAATTGGGAATACGGCGTTTGGTTGGAACAACTTCTGCATATCCTTGAAATTTGCAGAATGACTGATTCTGTCATCAAAATCAATATCATTGTCGGAATCAGTGTCACCTTCTGCAAGTGTCAACTTGACCATAAGAGGTGCAGTTGTTGATTCATTACCTTCTGGCCAAGTACCTTGGAAACGTGGGTTGATGTTAGTCTTACCACCTTCATAAACATAGTCCATATACTGAAGGATTCCGAGAGGACCCTGCATTGGAACTACTGGAACCAAGTCCAAAGCGATAGTCTGTGCAGCTACCTGTACAGCGAGAGGGAGAAGTGAGAATGGATTATCACCACTACCACGTTGTCCGTCGTAACCGTTGTTAGGGTTAGCACCTGGGAAGAACATATCACCCATACCACCAACATTCATTCCTGGGTTAAGGTGAGCATATCCCATTACTGACTCATTAAGTTGTTTCTTTTCGTACATATCGTGATAAGCACAATATTTACTCATCCAAGTCAACTTGCTTCTATCAGTAATGCCAGTTGACTCGGTAATAAAACCTGACCAAGCCTTCATTGTTTCGGCTTCGTTCAAAATAACATTTTGTAACATAATTTTATTCCTTTTTTATTTTATATATAGTCAACTGAAGTACATTGCTTCTATTTACTTCAAGTTTCTTTTTTTTTTTTCTTACGGTATTTATGTAAATTTATTTTACACAAATCCTTTCGCAAAAAGTGTGGTAATTTGAGTTACCACACATTATTTATGAAAATTTATTTTCATTTATTCCTGAGCGTTGAAAATATTTTCAAGTTCGTGCATACAATTTATGAATTTCTTGATATTCAATTCTTTATATGACAAAACCATTACAGCACCCAAAAGTTTTCCTTCATAATACAAATTAAAGGTATATATCCATTTGACCGATTCGTTGTGTGACATCATATGGAAAAGTTTCACATCAACCTTCTCGAACTCCTCCCTTGAACAGTATGCGAACTGTTGCTGGGTGAACTCCGGATTGTCGAAAATGTCATATTTGGTAATATGCTCATCCTTCAACGGAGACGTGTCTATGTAAGGTTCACCTTCCTTGCACATATCTATGGTCACGTCAAATTTTCTGAACGGGAACGAAGTCGCTATATTCGTAGAACCGTTATGGTATTCTATAAGATAGATATACTCACAACCGGTCTCCCTCATAGTTGAACGTAGTTTCTTCTTGACCTCCGTATAGACCTCCTGTGATTTCACTAGTTTCTCCTGATGTTCCTCATCCTGTTCCTTTATGGATTTGTCTATTGCATTTTCGACTGTTTCAGGGACTACCTCCTTAATCTTATAGTCGACAAAGTAACCTATTCCAAATATGGTCATACCGATGAGAAGCACAGTCAAGACGGTTTTTATACCATATTTCTTGATGAGTCCCAATAACAGTACCCCATATTCTTTTAACCAGGTAAATATTGACGAAAACATTTTTTTATTCAGTTTAGTTCTTTCTCATACGGTATTTAATCTGCTCCGACATTGCAATGAGTCTGTCCGACATACCTTCGTTAATCTTGTTGTCTTCACTCTTGTTTGCAGTAACCGTTTCGTTTATTTTCTTCATAGGAACTTGTTTCTCCCTCATATCACGGGTGTTCCAGAAATAAGTTGCCGTTTCGGCGTTATTTATAATGAACATCTTTGATTCTGAAAGGATTTCCTGCTTTCTTTCATCCGAAAGGTTAGCCCATCTCTCTTTGAGTCTCGCTGGTATGTAGTTTACAAGTTTAAACTCGTTTGCGTTTTCAAGAGATTTCCTTGATTCTTCAATCTGTTCGGCTTCCTTCTGCTTCAATTCGGCATACTGTGTCTTTACCGTTGAAATGAGATTTCCAAGTTTTTCGGTAAGTTCAGTCTGGTATTTCTTAGCGTCAAACTGTGGTTTCTTGTTTGTTTCCTTGTTTGCCGGAACCATCCGTTTGGTTTCATTGCTTTCGTTTATCTTTTCAACACCTTCCATATTGTTGATACTTTCAACTATATAGTTGTTGTGTGAAACGATGTTGTTCATACCTTCGGAAATATAGTTGCTGTAAGACTTCAATTGGTCGAATTTCTCGTTCAATGAATTTGTCTCGTCAATCATCTTGTTGCAGTTTTCAGCGATGTAGTCCTGATGTTCTATCGCCTGATTCAACTTTTCAACGAGATAGTTTGAATGTGCTATATTCTTGTTCTGCTCTTCTGCAAGCATATTCGAGTAGTCTATCGACTTGTCAAGCATTTCAGAGATGTAGTTCTGATAACCGATTGTGTCATTCAAGTTTTCAACTATGTAGTCTTGATGCTCAATCATCTTGTTGCAGTTCTCTGCAATGTAATCCTGATGTTCAATCATCTTGTTGCAGTTCTCTGCAATGTAATCCTGATGTTCAATCATCTTGTTGCAGTTCTCTGCAATGTAGTCTTGATGAGAAATTGCATTATCAAGCTGTTCTGCGAGATAAACGGTGTATTTTTTAAGATTGTTGTATCTTTCTTCAACCTCATCCATCTTTGCATCAACACTATTTGCCACCAAGTTTGCAATAAGTTTGTTATCTGTTTTTCCATCCTCGAAAGTCTCGGTTGGTTTCAAACCTTCCTTCTCTTTCTTGAATGAATCCAATTCCGTCTTATAATTGGTGATAGCGGATTGCAAATCTGCTATGATTTCTGAAAGATTTTCCGTGTATCTCTGGAAATCTTCGAAAGAAATGTAATTTGCATTATCCATATTATTTTTATTGTTTGTATCGTCTATTGTACCATTGGTTGCCCTGTTGTTTGAATTCTTGTACTGCTGGTCAGCACCAAACTTGTCGGTTTTGAATCCTTCTGAACCAGGTTCGGGCAGAAGTTCGGTATTCGTCTCGTAGATTTCAAAGTTGTCCGAACTTGAAATGAGTTTCATACCTTCATTAATTTTATTGTAACTTTCGTTCAATTCGTTGAGGGCTTTTCTTGAAGTTTCTGAAATCAATGATGAACCGTATCCTTCATTCACTCTCGATAAGACTGCGTTGGCGAAACCGGGGTCTGCAACCAAGTCATATGTGAAAAGCTGCTGAAGTCTTACTCGTCCTGTTGATTCGTCAACGGTTCCAGCGGCTCTTGAACTAATATGTAAAGGAATACCGTCCTTTACGAGTGCTTGTGCCTCCTTACCCTTCGTAGTATTCAGAAGACGAATCTTTCCGATGATGGCGTTTTGTTGTGGGTCATATTCAAGACTCTCTATCACATGTGAAGCGTTTGTCAATGAAATCTCATATCCGTGAGGATGGTCCAGTTCACCGAGAAGGGCGTGATTCTTTATCGTTTCCTTCAATGCTTCTATATGTGGAAGAAAGTCTGCACTTTCATAAATTCTACCATTACGGTTTTTCTGGTTGAAAGTTGTAAAAATACCGGTAAGAACTATCGAATTTTCGGGAGTACCGAGATTGTTGACAACAGTCTCATTACTATATTTTATATCGGAACCCGAGCGTTCTACCACTAATACTCTTTTGTCCTTCATTTTAAAAAAAATTGTTTTTATCTATCTTTATTTATGCAAATGTATTTTCAATCATTATAGACCTCCGAAACCTCCACCACCTTCATCTTCGTCTTCGTCTTCTTTCTTTTTCTTCTTTTTTGATGGCTTGAAGTTTTCCTTTGGTTCACCTTCTATTATCTTTGCAATGTCCTCTTCCTTATAGCCTTCTTCACGAAGTTCTTTCTCCTCCTTGTACCTCTTGTTCTCCTTGAGTTCCTCGTCGGTAAGACCGAACCACTTGCGTACAGCCCACTCGAAGTCGAAGTAAGGTATCTGATTGCCTTCCTTGTCGGTTTCAACCATCGAACCCATAATGGACGCTATGAAGTCAGACTGCTTCTGCAAGTACTCCATCTCCTTGTTCTTCTCGAAGAGCGAATCCGAATACCAGTCCAGACCCATATTCACACGGAAATTTATATCCGTTGTGATTTCCGGATGTTTCAGACACATCTGGATATACAAAGGTTTTATAAGGATTTCCGAGAAAATGGCACGAAGTCTCTTCACAAACTTACTGAACCTTATCTCTTCACGGTTTATACCTTCGGCGGAAAGTGTGAATGTTCCCTCACCCTGTTCCTTTTCGAAACGTGTGTAAGGTATCTTTGAAGCCTGTCTTAACTTGTCACGGAAATATCTCAATGTCTCCGTATCGGAAATTTCGGGTCCGTCACCTCCGATATTCTGTATCTGCGGGGTCTCACCACCTTCGGATGCCATAAAGATGTCCTTGTAGAACTG